TACAGAGACAATACAACTACACAAGCATAATGAACAAGTTCAAAAACTTGATGTAGAAGTAGCCCTTATTCAACAAGATTTAAATTTCATTAAAGAAGTGCATATGAAAAACCTAGACGACAAAATTGAGAAAGTAGACAAGAAGGTCGACAAGATTGAACAGAAGACGTGGTGGGTGCTAGGTCTTCTTATTGCGTCAATAGTAGGACCTTTTATTGGGACAATGATTACTGCAATGATGTAGTAAATACCTTACCAAGGGCAAATGGGAGAAATCACAATGAGTGAAGAAGAAAAGAAAAAGAACGGTAGACCTAAGTTAAAAATTGACAAAGACTTAGTAGAGAAATTAGCACTAATACATTGCACGCCACAAGAGATTGGCTACATTGTTGGTGCACACCCGGACACAATACGCAAACGTTTTTCTGCGGAATTGGCAAAAGGGAAAGCAGAAGGGAAACGCAAATTGAGAAGAAAACAGTTCGAAGTAGCACTACAAGGTAATCCAACAATGTTAGTGTGGCTTGGCAAGAATCTTCTTGGACAGTCAGATTCACCTCTCGGGGCGGATGACACAAAAGCGTTACCGTGGACAGACGATTTAGATTAAGGAACTAACATGGCTAAGTTTAAAGGAAGTAAATGTTTAGTAGATTGTGGTGGACACAAAGCAGGCTACAGGTATTCGTCTGGTGGTGGTAGTAAACAACCACATAGAAACGCCAAATCATTTAAGAAGGGAATGAAAATACATGTACAAGAAGTCAAAAAAGAAAACAGAATACAAAAGAAAAAAGCCAGTCAAGCGAAGAAAAGTCGTAAAACGCTAAAAGTAAACGTTTAATGCCTCTAACTAGTCCACAGAAGATTGTTGCTAATAGTGACAAACGTTTCAGAGTGTTATGTGCAGGTAGACGTTTTGGTAAATCAGTTCTTGCTATTAGAGAACTAGCCAAGTTTGCTCGTATTGGTAATAGAAAAGTAATGTATGTTGCCCCAACATACCAGATGTGTAGAAACATTGTGTGGGGTGATTTAAAGAAGAAACTTAGCGGACTGAATTGGGTTCGTAAGATTAACGAAAGTAGATTAGAAATAGAATTAATGAATGGTTCAGTTATTATGTTAAGAGGCGCAGACAATTATGATTCACTACGTGGAACAGGATTAGACTTCTTAGTGATGGATGAAGTTGCAGACATTAAAGGAGAAGCGTGGTCAGAAGTATTAAGACCAACTCTCTCTGCACAAAATCCACCAGGTTCTGCTCTATTTGTAGGCACTCCTAAGGGTGTCGGTAATCATTTGAAAGACTTGTTTGAGATGGCATCTGTAGATGACAATTGGGCATCATGGCAGTTTACTACAATAGAGGGCGAGAATGTCCCACAAGAAGAAGTAGAAGCCGCTAAAAGAGATTTAGACATAAGAACATTCAGACAAGAATATGAAGCAAGTTTCGAAACAGCAACGAATTTAGTTTACTACTCATTCAAACCAGAAAACAATGTAAAGAAATGGGATGGTAACAAAGAAGAATTAAAATCAATTTATGTATTGACCGACTTTAACGTTTCACCGATGGCAACTCTTATTGCAGTGCCAACAGCAACAGGTCTACATGTGATTGATGAAATATGTTTGTACTCTAGTAACACAGATGAGATGGTAGAAGAAGTAAGAAATCGCTACCCACATCAAAGAATTACAGTATTCCCGGATCCTGCAGGTGCGCAAAGAAAAACTTCTGCAGGCGGTAGAACAGACATAAGCATTATGCAAAATGCAGGATGGACAGTCAGAGTAAAACCAAGACATCCAGCAGTGAGAGACAGAATAAATGCAGTCAACTCATTATTGTTAAATAGTAATAGTGAATGCAGATTATTCATTGAACCAACATGTAGGGAACTTATTAAGTGTCTTACTAGGTTCAGTTACAAAGAGAACACGTTAATCCCAGAGAAGGGCGGGCAACATGATTACAGTCACTTCCCGGACGCTCTAGGTTATGGTGTTGAGTTCTTGTTTCCGGTAACGAGACAAGTAGAAGCCCCGACAAATCAAACGTTTGGGATGTATTAAAGGAGAAAACATTATGGCATACTTAACAAAAGAGACCATACAAGATGTTCATTCTGTCTATGAACAACATCTACCAAGATGGCGTTATTTCTGGGCGAGTTTCAATGGTGGTTTTGATTACCGTAAAAGCGGGCTTGAGATGCTAAGACGTTACATGAACGAAGACCAACAACCTGGTCATCAATACGAACAACGATTAAACTACACTGCATTAGAGAACAGTTGTAAATTAGTTGTTGACACTTACAAAGCATTTATGTTTAGAACATTGCCAGTAAGAACATTAGGTAACTTAAACAAACTACCATACACAAGCGAATTCTTAACAGACATCGACTTAGATGGAACTGACATAGACCAGTTTATGAAAGAGGCAAATTCACTTGCAATGATTTATGGTCATGTATGGGTTAGTGTTGACAAACCAATGTCAGACACAGCATTAACACTAGAGCAAGAGATTGAACAAGGTATTAGACCATACGCTCAATTGATTACTCCAGAGAATGTTATGGACTGGGGTTACAAAAATGTTAATGGACGCTATGTACTTAATTACTTAAAGCAAAAAGAATACGAAGATGAAGACACCTTAGTTGTTCGTGTATGGAAAGATGACACAATCTGCCGTTATGAATTAACTAAAGAAGGTAAAGGTGAATTAGTATTACTAGAAGAACTACCAAACACAATCGGTATGATTCCTTTTGCAATGCTTAAAGCAAACCAATCACATGTCCGCGGTATGGGAACAAGTGACTTGGCAGATGTTGCTAAAGTACAACAAGCAATCTTCTCATTATTAAGTGAGGCAGAACAAGCAATTAGAATTAGTTCTCATCCATCATTAGTGAAGACAGCATCAACAGACGCAAGTGCAGGTGCTGGTGCAATCATTACAATGGATGAAACATTACCTGGTGAGTTGCGCCCATTTTTATTGCAACCTTCATCAGCAAACATCGATGCTATTATTAAAATGTTAAAAGAGCATCAAACAATGATTATGAAGATGACACACTTAGAAGCAGTAGTAGGACAAAAGACTGTTGCTAAATCTGGTGTTGCACTTCAAACAGAATTTTCAATGTTAAACACAAGACTTGGAGACAAGGCTGATTCACTTGAAAGACTAGAACATAAGATTTGGCAACTATTTCAAATGTGGACTGGTGTTCAAGCAGATGAGTCCTTCTCAGTTCAATACAAGAAGAAGTTTGATTTACGTGATGAGAATAACGACTTAGCAAACTACAAACTTGTTAGAGAAATGGGTCTTGCAAGTGAGACATTGAATAAAGAACTTGACAAACAAATCGCTATGATTGTTGTTAAGTCTGGTGACGTTTTAGACACTATTATGGATGAAATAGACGCATCAGAGGGCACAGACACAGGAAATGACGAATAATCGTTGTTTCCATAACAGTGTGTTTGAATGTTAATAAATAAGAGTATGGACAAACAATTTACTCCCAAGGAGGTTACGTAACTATGACGGACGAAACAATAGGCAACACAGCAAGCCATGAAGAAACTGAGACTTCTGCTGAAATTACTTCTCAGGCAGAAAGAACTTTTAATCAGGAAGAAGTAGATGCCATCGTAAAGGCTAGACTTGCAAAGCAATCTAAAAAATACGAAGACATTAACATCACTGAATACCGTTCTTTGAAAGCAGACCAAGAACAACAGAAACTTGAAGAACAGAAGAAACGCGGAGAGTTTGAACAAATCTTGCAACAACAGAAGCAAGACTTTGACAATCGACTTGAAGGCGTTAAATCTAAACTACACAGTGTTCAAGTTGATGGTGCACTATTAAAAGCGGCTGGTAGCAGAAATGCAGTCAACCCAGAACAAGTAGCAACACTACTTAGAAATAGAGTAACATTAACAGACGAAGGTGAAGTTCATGTTCTCAATGACAACGGTGAGGTAATGTATGACACAGATTCAGCATCACCAACATCAGTTGAATCATTAGTTAACTCGTTTTTGGATGCGTCACCCCACTTTTTACGAGCAGGTCCGAGCGGTTCGGGTTCACAAGGAGCGGTAGGTGAAACAACAACAAATGATTTAGATGTTTCTAAACTAGACATGTCTAATCCTGCTCATAGGGCTAAGTATGCTGAACATAAAGCATCACTTAGAAAACAACGCTAAAATAATTATGAGGTAATTTAAAATGGCAAACACTACAAATACAAATGTAATAAATGGTGGCGATTTACCAGGCTTGCTCGTCTCGGCACGACAGGACGCAATCTTCGCCGGTTATGAATCTTCAATCTACTTACCAGGTCAAATCATGACTATTCATGATGTTCCTGCAGGTTCAGTAACAGCACAAATTCCAAAGTTCTCAGCAGTAGCAACATCTTCTGTTGAAACAGAGGCACACAATGCAAGTACTGGTGCACAGATTTCAGAACTAGACTTAGTAAACGTCAGCAACGCTGGTGTTGACGTTACAGCACAAACTTATGCGGCTCGTGGTCTTCTTAAAGACTTAGGTGGCATGAACGCGGCAAACATCGGAACAGTACTTGGTCGTGCGGTTTCTGAAAAGTTTGACGAAGACGTAGCAACACTATTCGCATCAGCAGGTTCATCTGCAGGTTCAACATCTGCTTTAACAATTGACACACTAGCAACTGCGGCACAAAAAGTTCGTGCTAACAAGTTCTCTGGTCAATTATGGGCTGTTCTACACCCAAGTCAAGTAGAAGACATTCTACAAGACTTAGCAGGTGCAGACTTCGCCGGTTCTGAAGCAATGAATGAAGCAATGAGAGACGGAATGGTCGGTCGTTTATTCGGCATGAACATCCTACAATCTGCTTCTGTTACTGATGACAGCACAGACTACACAGGTTGTGTATGGGCTGAAAATGCGTTCGGTATTGCAATGTTCAAAGGACTAGACGTTGAGTTCCAAAGGAATAGTGCTGCCGTTGGAGTGGACATCGTGGCCAGTTTACATTCTAAAGCGGCTCTAGTAGACGCCAACAGAGCATGTAAAATCATCTCAGCAGTGTAAATCTAATTTAATGAGAGGGAGTTTACTCTCTCTCATTCTTAAACAAAGGAGAAAACAATGGCAAACTACGCAACAGATTCAGACATAACAGATTATGTTCCTGACATCTTTGAACATGGTGTTGCATCGTTTACAAACGAATTAACCCGTGCAACAGACACAGTTAATAAACGTTTGAAGTCAGAGTGGTGGGACAAACATCCTAACAATTTTGATGACACTAAACTACGTGACGCACAATGGACAGAGGTAACAGTTTACGTGGCCCTTGCATATTTCATTCTTCCACGTTTAAGTTCTTTTAGACCAGACGACATCTTTATGGGTATGTCAGCATTTTACAGAGACCGCTACGAGGAAACTTACTTACGTGAGTTAAGAACCGGAGTGGACTATGATTCAGATGGAGACGCTTCTTATGAAGATTCTGAAAAGACTTTTACTAGAATGGACAGGTTGTCACGATGAGTGTTAGAGAAGACATCACTAAAGACATCGTATTGAAGTTAGAAAGCATCAATACAGTCAAAATGGGTGCTGTCACACGTGAACCAATGTTCCGTGATGAGACAGAGTTCTACAAATTAGCAAGAACTCACTTCCCACATGTTATTGTCACTGCTGGAAATGAAAGCAGAACAGACTTAACAATGGGTGGTTCTAATATTATTAGAGAGGGTGTAATGTCAGTTGAATTAACGTGTTTCGTTAAAGCGAGTGACAAGACATTAGATGAATCAATTAATAGTTTAATTGAAGCAATCGAGGAAATATTAGATGCTGACAGAACTCGAGGTGGTAAAGCGAAAGACACTCAAGTTAAGGAAGTTACAATGGGTGAAAACCTAGAACATCCTTACGGCAACTTTAAAGTGACAGTAGAAGTTAATTACATATTCAAAAGAGGAGTTACATGATGAAACTTGTAAAGATGAAGACACCATCAGGTCAACTTATGTCTCGTATTCCTGAGACAGATGTTGATTACCATATGA